CTTGCACGACCTTACGCTTTGGGTCTGTCTCGCGCTGGTTAACACGCTTGACGGTTTGACGCTGCACTACGCTCGCCTGCGCTTTGCAGGTTGTCGTAGCGATCATCTTTGCACGTGATGTGGTAAGCTCTGTGAACTTCTTTGTTAGTGCCTGCTGGACTACATCGACCGGCTGCCCTGCATTAGCTTCCAATACGCGGGCCACGTCTTTGCGCGTAGTCTTCAACGATTCGGTCATGCTCTCCGTCATCTTGCGGATTTGCTCATCGCGGATTTGATCGGTAAAACTCTGCACCTGTGTAAGATCACCACCCACGCTCTCAAGTGTTAGCTCGATAATGCGTGTGCGCAGTACGTCCTGCGTCTCGCGGTTAGCTACCATGAACTGCTTGACAAGCTCGGCGATGTTAATTGCATCCTCTGGAGCTTTTACCATTTTGTTGACGCCAACAAAATGATCAGACTTGACTTGCTTCATAACGGCACGCTCTACGCGCTTCATCATGTCCGCTACATCCTTCTGCGTAGCGGTTAGTGCCTTGAGAACTACATCTTCCTGCGCTTGCCAATACTTAACCGCTTCCGGCTCGTGCCACTTTACCTTGCGGCCTTCGACGCTTTCAATTGGGTCTGCGTTGGTTTCTACCGATTGCTTTGCCTCTGGCTCATTCGCAGTAAACGCACCAAAGCCGCCTGCGGGCTGCTGCTCGTATGCGAATACATCGCCGTTCTCTACATCTTCATACTTGAGCGTTGCGCGTGCTTCGTTCAACGTGATAATGTTTGCCGTAAACTGCTGCAATGCCTGCGCTTCTATCGTTGCCGCGTCTGGTTGTAGTGCCTGCACCTGTGAAGTATCAAAAGCAAGCTGAACGTCTGGAAATTCCTTGCGGAGTCCAGATTCAAGCTGCTCCTCAAGCGCATTCCAGAACGGTACGCGCGTTAAAGTAGTATATTCTTGGTAGGCACTAGCAAGGTTGTTGTATGTGCTACGTGCAAGGCCTGCGCTTGTCAATACAACGGCTGGATGGATGCGGAATGCACCGCAGATCGCCGTCTCAAGTTCCTGCGTTGTCTCAATCGCTTGCAGTTTCTGTGCATCTAGTCCCATTTGTTGGTAGCTCATGCCATTGCCTAGCACGATAGCGTCTGTACGGTCTTTGCCGTTGGCATCCTTGCGTTTACGCAACTGCGCACGCAAAGATTCGACCTGCGAAATAGGAACATCGCCCGGCGCTGACAAGATACCGCTAGGGATAGCATTTGAAGCCACAAGCGAATAGATGGTTGCTTGCAGTTCGTTGTATGTGTTAATCTTATCCCATGCAACGCTGATAGGGCTAACGCCCTTGTGCATGTTAACCGGATCGCGGTATGCTGGGTTCTGGATGTGGATCACATCTTCCGCGGGCCAGTCCTGCGTTATGTTGCCTGACTGGTAGCGGTAGGCGTATACCCATCCCAGATCGTTAAGCAGTGGCGCTACGTGAGCATCCGAGTATGGATACAGTTCGACGATGTTACCCATTGCCGATCGTACTTTAACAATGTATGCATTGCCGCTGATGGCTAGGTATGTCCAGACGATCTGCCAGAATTCAGCTTGACCCATCCGAGGATTGGGCTTACGGAACAGCAGGCTGACAGGATGGTTGCGATTGATCGTACCATCATCGTACATAGCAGCCAAAGGCGGCTCGTTGAGCGTAGATGCGTAAACACCGACGCAAGCCGCTACGACTGGGTTGCGATTAAATCCGTGTTCTACGTTGGCAAGGTAACCAGCTTTTGAGGGATAGCCAATTCGCCCACCGACTTGCGTGCCGTTTGGGCTTGGTAGTGCTTGATTGTTACGACCAAAGAGCTTTCTATTATTAACACCAAAAAGCGACTGGAAGTAATCAGCTATTAACACTATATCTCGTAAACGTAAGTGTTTGATTCGTGTCCGTTTACAGCGTAGATGAGAGCGTCAACCATATCGTCGGGCTTCCCATCTTTGCCGTCGAACATAAGCAGTTGCTCGGTAAATTCCAAAGGTACGCTATTCACATGCTTGATGTACCCGTGCTCATACTTGCCCGCAATGGGTAGAAAGCGCGTGAGCTTGTTACGTCCGCGAGGATTCACACCCTGAATGTTCAGCATGGTCTCGGCTCGGAGCTGTTGTACCATTACCTCTTGATAAGCTACGTTCTCCACGCATACGCGCACCGCATTCCAGTTGTACGCGGTCTGCTTGATCTTGTCTTTGGTTTCGTTAAATGACCATTTGCCGAACACAACATCAGCGACATAATAGGTCGTGCCGCGCTTGCCTACGACCACAATAGCGCGATCGTCTGCATTGGATTTCATGCCTACTGCCAAGTCTACTCCGATCACGTAGCTGATGTCATCTTCTGGAAGCAGGGCATATTGCAGCCACTCTTTCCGCATGATGCGCCCCATTGGCCCGATGAACTCGCCTTCCAGTTCCTGCCGAGCAAACTCGCTCGTATACGTCTCTTCTAGCGTCCTGACGTATTCAGGCGGTAGGTGTACATTATCCCTTGTCTTTGCCTGCGCTACAAAGTACTCTGGGTTGCCTTCTGTCCACTTACGGTAGAACCGCTCGAATACCCAGTTGGTATCACCATTAGGCGATGTTGTAAGCCAGCATGCGGTAGGATCGCGGCGAATACGACCAAGCATAACGTCCCATGTAGCGCCGTCCATATAGTCAGCTTCATCTAGGTAGAACCAGTTCAGGTTAGGGCCACGTAGTGAGTCGGGCTTGTCTGCCGATCGCCAGAACACGGTAGTACCGTTACGCAGCACCGTCACGCCTTCGCTCTTGTTATGGCTTTCCACGGCCTGCCCAAACTTCTCGAAGAACGTGAGCAGCGTAGCATCCCGCAGCATGGGATAGGTAGGGGCTATGACCGTGCCAAATGTCCCTGACGGCTGCCGTAGTATCTCAAGGCATCCTGCTAGCGTCTTGCCGCTACCGATACCACCCACGAAAAGCCGATGCCGTGCTCTACTGTTCCAAAAGGCCGTCTGTGCCGGCAATGGTGTTGTTACTTGTATCATCTGCTTCTAGTGGTATGGTATTCGGTTTCGGGCCTATGACGATGTTAAACTCTTGCCGCTCATTGGTTTGGTGCATCTTCTGGGACATACCTAGTCGATGCTCTGCAAGGCGCAACAAGACCGCACCGTTGCGTTTCCTGTTGCCGTTCTGATCTGGTACGCCTATTACGCCTTCTTCCCATAGGGCAGCGTAAAGCTCAATATCGCCGTTTGCCTTTGCCTGCGATATAAGCTCTGCGTAGCGCCTGCGTATGGTATCGCTGGAGACTACCGGTTTGCCGTCTGCATCCTTGCCGAGTGCTCTGGCAATAGCTTCATAGGTCGCCCCTTTAGTTGCAGCTTCCCATATTTTCTCTTCATCAAGTTCTAACTTTTTACGTCCCATTTTGCGGTGCTCGAATCTAGTTGAAAAAAAACCGCATTACTTACTCCAAATCCAGCTTATTTGGCTTTGACTTTACTGCGTGCTCAATGCGTGCACGTGCGATGTCTACATATTCGGGGGTCATGTCGATTCCGATAAACTGGAACCCTTCCAAGATGGCAGCCTTGCCCGTGGAACCGCTGCCCATAAATGGGTCGAGAACCGTTCCGTTAGGTGGTGTTATCAGCCTGCACAGGTAGCGCATGAGGTCGGTGGGTTTGACGGTGGGGTGGTGGTTGCGGGCCATCTTGGGCACGGCTTTCGGGCCTGTTGCTACTCCATTCTCCATTCGCATCGGCATGCCTTGGTCTGACTGCATTCCAGTAACTTTTGCGATCTTCTTCTCCATCCCTTCGCACCCCTCGTCCCTGTCTCGCTTGGATGCTTTAGCGCAGTAGAAAAAGCGGGCTGCGGAGCCGGAGTCGGAGTAGCCCATGTCGGGTGCTGGCGGTCTGCCATAGGTTCCAAATGCGTTGCCGCTATATGGAACGCCGTCTCTATTGCGGTTAACTGCAACTCCAGCCTTCACCTCCGGAAACAACCCCACCACCTCATCACTTCCATCGTGGATAAGGTTTGCGGGGAAGCGGCCGGCTGGTTGATCCGGCATTCCTGCACTGGCCCAATCATAGTCGGCTATGTTTGCTATAGTGCCATCGCAGCCGAAGCCCTCGCCATTATGTGATGCGGTGCCTTTAATCCCTAGTTTCAATGCTCGACCTTCCGTTCCCACCCTGCACCCGTCCACATTCACGCCACCGGTTCCCCATTGCAGTACGTTCGCCGCTACCGTTCCCGTGAATGGCTTACGTGCGACGGTAATCGGTTCGAGTGCAGGTTTAAGCGCAGTGCCCCAGCCTTGCCATTGTTTGGCGGCGTCGGTGGCGGGGGAGGTGACATCAAAGACTTTGTCTCGATGCTCCGCGATGAATTCGGCGTTGCGTAGTCCCGCCGCGACCGTGCCACCGAGTGACGACGGTTTCGACCCAACCACCTCGCGCTCGGCTTCATCGTTGAACAGCGCGTCAAACTCAGGGCCAAGCTGCACCGTGTCGCGAATGATCCGGTAATCGCGCAGGTTGGGCACAGCAGGCTGTGAACCAGCGGTGAGATAGTGGGCCAGCATGTAATTCCCAAGCGCTGCCTCCAGCTGCGATCGACTGACTCCGTTGCGCTTCATCGCAGCACGAACAGCGTCCCGGAACTGCTCGAATCCGGCGACCGAGCCCCCTCTCTTGTCAATCGCCTTGCTTATGTCGTGCGACTTCGGGAACCCGCTGCCATACACCCACGCAATCATGTCGCGTATCTCGAAGCCTGCATCCTCGATTCGCACTGCCATACGATGTTGCGTCCGTGTTCCTGCGAAGGCTAACAAGTGACCGCCCGGTTTGAGCACACGGAGGCATTCACGCCAGATCTCTTCGCTGGGTACGTCATAGTCCCACTTCTTGCCCATGAACGCCAGACCATAGGGCGGGTCGGTAACGATAGCGTCCACGCTGTTGTCTGGCATTGTAGCCAGAACATCTAAACAGTTGCCCGTGTGAAGATGAAAACTCATTGTATATTTTCCACTTTCACATCCCACGTAATCCCCAACATCGAATCCATTTTAACCATGTATTCGGCAAAATTGCTATCTGACTCTATCCGATGTTGCATTTGACGCAATCCATGTAGTACGGTAGTATG